GTAAAACACCAGATGGCAAAGGATATTTTGTAAATGATCCTTATGGTTCTCTGAATGATAATTATACTGGACCCGTAACGAATGGTAAGAAAACCATTTACACCAAAGCAGTCCTTAAGCACCGTTGGTGTCCAGGAGGAAATGATGGCTGGGGACGAATCTTCGATTAATTTTAAGAGAAAGATGCTCAAGGTCATTAAGGACCTGACTAATCACGGCAAACATGTAGAAGCAAATCAATTGTATCAAAAGTATTTCGGAGGACCAAATGGCAAGGATTGACTTACATAACTTCTTCAAGTTTTATGACGAGAAGAATCCTAATCACGTTAAAGCAGTTCAGTGGTTAGAAGATAACCTCCCAGTTAAGTTCCTTGAGGACAATGTAGATTGGGCAGAGATCTATCGCGGAAAAAAGACTAGTGCTGCACCAGCCCCTGCTGCTGCAGCTCCTGTAACTGGTGGTGATGATGTTCCACAAATGGGCATCAAATTAATCAAAGAGTTTGAAGGATGCCATTTAAAGGCATATCCAGATCCTCTCACTGGTGGTCTGCCAATCACTATCGGTTGGGGATCCACCCGTAAGAAAGATGGCTCAGCATTCAAACTTGGTGATACACTCACCCAACAGGAAGCAGACGCACTTCTTATTGAACAATGTAAGAAAGAGTTTCTTCCAGCACTTCGTAAGATTCCACACTGGAATGAAATGAGCGATGGTAAGAGAGGTGCTCTATTATCTTTCGCTTATAATTTGGGCGCTGGATTTTACGGCGGAGATAATTTTAATACTATTACTAAACGCCTGAAGAATAAAGAGTGGGACCAAGTACCCGATGCTCTTTATCTATACCGTAATCCTGGTTCAAATGTTGAGGCAGGTTTAGCACGTAGAAGAAAGGCAGAAGGCGAAGCTTGGAAAAAAGGATAGATAAATAGTTTCAACCATTGAGTTGAAACTGCAACTCGGACCATCACCAAGGTGAGTTGTGTTTGGTAGTTCATAGGAATTTTCTACCACACCAACTCACCTATTTTTATGTCCACCAACACGCAAAAGGCGCTGGCTGCAGCGTCTGCGCTTCTTCTTGGAGTGCCAACAGCAGCATTATCTCACACCAACTCTATAGGATACGTTGGTGCTAGCGGCGGAACAGTTACATTTTGGTATGGTTCTTGGCACGCTGGAACTACCTTTACAGAAGGTTCTATGACTTTACAGGGAGTCAATGGAACCACATTTACACCAACAACCGTCAACTGGACACTTCTTCAAAATACAACACCAGACGGACTAATTTCTGGTACAAACTATTTCCAGTCTGATGGAACTAATCTTATTCCTTATGGGGATCCTGCCAGATTATATGGAATGGATAGTTATACTTGGCAGGGTGTAACATTCACGGGACTTGCTGCGGGAGATTATCAGTTTACTTATAACCCAATCGCACAACCAACGATGGACTGGGATCCATCATCGCAAGTTATTCGCACAGGTACAGTAACTCTTTCTGCTGGTCTTCTTTCTGGTGACGCTAACCTGAATGGTATTCTTGATATTTACGAAACTGGTGGAACACCTCCACCAGCACCAACAGTAGTATCAACTGCTGCTGGTTCTAATATTGTTACGACTAGCACAACTGCTGGAACCAGAACTGTAACAAATAATCCTCATCGTCATATAATGGGAACTGATGCGAATGGAAATCAAACTGAAACTCATTATACCGATACAGAAGTTATTACTATTCCTACAACCACAACTGTTACAACCACCACTCCAACAACTGTTACAACAATGAGTGATGGTTCTACCACCACAACAAACGGAACTCCAGTTGTAACTACAGTAACAACTGATGATAATGCTGGAACTTCTGTTATAACTCAAGCAACTGTATCTGATTGGGTAAGAACCAGAACTTTTAGTGTTGTTCCTGTTTCTACAGTAAATCATACTGCATCTGAAAGTGGTGGAAGACAGAAGATCAATGCACATACAACTACCACAACTACAACTACTCCTGTGTATACAAGAGTATTCACCAACGGTGCTGCTACTCAAGTTACATTTGGTGCCGCAACTGTTGATATTGCTTATGCTTCCAGAGATTACTTTGGTAGAGTAGATCAACTAGAAGTTCTTGATAATATTAATGATGGTATCAATGGACTTCTGAATCACGAACCAACTGCTGGTAAGCAAAGACTCAGAGTATTTGAGAACAACAGATTTGTTCAGTCTTATAATGCTGATGGATACAATGCTGATTCCAAGATCTTCGGTGGTGGTTTTGAATTTGATGCTACCAAAGGTTGGACTGTTGGTTTCCAGTATAATAGAGTTAACGTAAATCTCAATGGTGTTGACTCAAGAACACAACAGACCAAAGATCACTTTGGAGTATTCAGTGAACTCAGAGGTAATACACTCACTCTAAACACCAATGCTGCGATTGCGAACAGCAAGTATAATTACAACAGAACCGTAGAAGGAGTCTTCAATAATGAAGGTGTAACAACTGGTTCTGAGTGGTGGGTATCCAATCGTTTATACTGGCATCTTCATAAAGCAATTAAACCATTTGTAGGATATACTGTGTGGAACAACAAGAGAAACGCTTATACCGAAACTGGTTCCATTCAGTCTGCCAGAACTGTTGAAGAATTCAATCAAACATCTCACGTTGGTGAAGCAGGTCTCAAACTTGAAACTAGATTTGGTGGTAAGAAGAAAGACTTGTTTGGAGTCAGTGTAGAAGGTGCTTATGGTACTGATAACTCTTATGGTGTAAGTGCTTCTGTTGATTATAAAGAAATGTTATTTATTGAAGGTTCTCACGGTGTAAACGGTGGTGTCACTAATAACTCTGTTGCCGCAAGAGTTAAATTTAAGTTCTAAAATCCTAAATAAGAAGGACATCAATCACACGGACTGATGGTAAACACAAAGGAAAAAGCTATGGGACAAGTGATTCGTATTGCGATTTTGAGTTGGTCTGCTGCTCTTCTGACAGCATCATATGCTGGTATGCTTTCTAAAATGGATCCTACCTTCATTGCGACTGTCTTCACTGCCTCTGCCGCAACTTTTGGTATTAATACCATGAAGAAAGGTGGAGATGAGGAAGAGAAGAAAGAAGAGGCATCTAGACAAGAAGTGGTGGTTGAATCTCCACCAGAACCACCTGCTCCAGAAGAAGTAGCACCATCTCTTGAAGCAAGAGTTGAGGCTCTAGAGGAAGGACAAGTTCAACCTCGCACTCCAGGAGCATAATGGCTAAGTCTGCCAATAAGGGTAAGAAAGGTTCTGCTGGATCTAAACAATCCAAGCAGAACCAGGGTAATGCCACCGCTAACAAAGCAAAGAATGGTGGTAAGAAAAAATGAACTTTGAGGTATTATGCCAAGAGAATGGAACACTCCAATTCGAGAACCTTGGAATCCTGTAATTAAAAAATGCCTTGATGCTGTCGATGAACACATCAAGGCATATGTTAAAACGGGAGATGACTGGCACTTATCACAAGCAGAAATATTAAGAAAGTATGTAAAAGATTTGAAGGTCTGGATACATAAACAAGAGGGTAAATAATGAAAAACCTCCTCGCTGCGTTTGGTCTATCACTAACGTTAGCATCTCCCGTATTTGCTAGTTCATTAGAAAAAAAGCAACCAACAGTCAAAGCATACAGTCTAGCAGCAATGGGTTGTATGATACTCCGAGAATGCACCGAAGGAGTAGAGCAACTCACACCAGAATCAACGGCACTCTTTGTAAAAGAGTTTGATCCATTTAGAGAAGAAATCAAAAGCATTCTAATCGCACTCAACAAAGTCAACGTTCCTGTGTATCTTGCTCCAAGTAGATACTTCACTCCAAGAACAGTAGGACTTTACAAACCAGATTACAATCGGTTCTTTATTAACGAGGAACTCTTAAGGGACCCAAGAGAGTTTCTAGGGACGATGAGGCACGAAGGATGGCATGTCGTTCAGGACTGTATGGCTGGTGGAATCAAGACTTCATTTATGGCACAAGTTCATCAGGATTCAGAAATTCCATCTTGGGTAATGAAGACCACAAGATTATCTTATGAATCGCTGGGAATGAGTCGTGCTGTACCCTGGGAAGCAGATGCGAACTGGGC